GTCACGGCGGCGGTGGTCACGGCGGCGGTGGTCACGGCGGCGGTGGTCACGGCGGACACGGAGGATGGCACGGACCCGGTGGTTATGGTGGTCCCAATCAGGGCACTTGGCGCGGTTGGGGTGGTAATGATAGCGGTTGGGGCTGGTACGGCTGGAGTTATCCCTGGGCGTGGTACGGTCCTGTAGAAATTGCCGTTGAATGCTACTCCGATGCCGACTGTGGTGAAAATGGAGTATGTGGAACAAATGGATATTGTCTTTAAAAAATAGTTTATGTATTATTGTTATTAAGTGGGTATGCGATCCGCAGGTAGAAGTGCCTCAATATTAATCAACTTAATCTTACGACCAAATTGCTTTTGGGTGCTCTCATAGCATCCATTGCAGTATTTCACAATGTCATCGACCTGCTTACGAATTGCCTCCTTATCGTGACCCTCCGTAAGCACTTGACGAATAATCTCCAATACACCCGCGGCAAACACTTGAAGAATCTGCGCTTTCGCAACACGGAAACGCATGTCCTTTTCCGATCGCTGAAGTGCCGCTTTCCAGTCTTCCTCAGTGAGTTCACCAACCATATACTTTACTCGGAACACTCGTAGTTTCTCTTCCGTATCTGCCGTCTCCACACGAGCCGTATCCTCTGCCTCTCGTGCAAGACGCCATGCCTCTCCAAGGTACACCTGCGTTCGACTCATCTGTTGACGACGATGCTGTCCATACAAATTCACAACACCATACTCATTTCCGTAGAGACCACGGCTAATCTCACGGTCCTGATTGACCGCGCACGCATTTGGTCCTTGTGCCGAGGCTGTTGCCGGATCCCTGCCTTGGCTGCGCAACCACTCAAAGTAGTGCGGATTGTGAACTGGTCCATCCGCCATCTTACCGGTACGCCAATTAAATCCTGTATTACACTGCGTACACCACATCTGGTCACAGCCCTCAATCTTACAAATGCTTACACCACACTTGGGACAGGCGCGGGCTTCACGATTAAGGAGTGTTGCTGTTGCCACCTTCTCCGCGTCACAGTGATGAGTAGGATCATCACGAACCGCCCCCTTCAAGTCGTGGCAATCAGGGCAAGTATAGAGGTCACAAAGACCGCACTTCCACGCCGTAGAAAGGAATCCCTTACAACCGTCGGCAGGGCACGGCTTCACAAATGCAACTGCCTGCTTCTTCACTGCTGCTACCGGCGCTTCACTCGATTCTGCCTGATTAGGAATACGCTCACGACCATATGTTTCAATCGTACGCTCAATGTAATGACATTGCCGGTACGCTTTATCAAGTTCGCGTGAAATACGGCGCGACTCTTCGCGCGCCGCCTCTAACTTTATCTCAGCATCCGCCCTTGCCGCCTTCGCCGCACGAAGCGCCGCGGCATCCTCTTGCGCCGTCGGTAGGCGCGATTTCTCACGATCTGCAAGCACCTTCTCACGGTGCTCTTTGTAAGTCTTAAGACGGAAAGTTGTTGTAAACTCTGCATCCAGGAAATTGCGCTCCCAACCACGATCGCACTCAACATTTACACAACGAGGAACATCGCTCGTATCGCCAAGTAGGTAAGTTTGGAAGCAGATACGACATATCTGTATTTGACAATGCGGGCATGTCGTAGGAGAATGAGTTGTCTTATTAAATTTATCAAAGCATACACAACAAGTAGGCTTTGGAACACGAGGCATCTTAGTTGTCTTATTTTAAATTGGTGGTTACATATCTCAATTTTTGTCATTTATGATCTCCACGAGCGTATAGATGCCGGTAATTCTTCCTCGGTAAGCGTAAATCCTGTAGTTCTCCGATTCTGTAAAGGAATACCATCAACATCAATAACCATAAAATTTGTAGACGGAGATAAGCCACTGATTTCGGTAACCGGTTCAATTCTATGAGTAATTGAATTATAGTGCGTCATAATAACAGTTATATTAAATTCTTCTGCAAGGGCTTTCCAATCATCGTATGATCCATGAAAATCGCCATCTTTCTTAGTAATCCTGCGTATAACTTGATTTAAGAAAGAGGTGCGGTCCAACGATACATAGGCACTTACCTGTATTCTATATAAGGCAGAGTCCCAATCCGCCGGTAAATGTATAGATGCCTCATCTACACCGACCTCTTCAGGATATGTTAGTCCTGTAGTATAACGAGTAGACTGACGATCCTTATATCCTAGTCTATCATAAAGCGCCTCACTGCCACGACCCGTTGCTGAAAACAATAATGCATTATTTTCATAACGAACCTCACTACCTGATAGCGGCTTCAAACGGGGAACACTTCGTGTGAGAATCTCCATTGCTTTGCCAAATGTTCGTAAAAGTTCGTCCGTTAGCCGTGCCGCCATTAAATGTACCGGATCTGTGTACCGCTCCGTCTTAGTTGTATGAATTAAGCATTTGCGCAAAGATTCTTCGCCTCCTGTCCATGAGCAGCCCTCCACGCACTCTCCCTCGGTTTTGATTTGGAGACAATCGCGGCGCAGAACCGACGGCTTTGTTGGTGCGCGATCATCATCACGGTGTATCCACTGGCTGACGATAGGATAGAGAAGCCGGTCAAGGCGTTTCTGGAGTTCAAACAATGGTAATCGATGTTTTGCCTGGCGCAGGAGTTCAATCTGGGTTTTAATTCGTGCGCCCTCTGGCGATGCCAAAAATTCCGAAAATGTGATACGCAGATGCTGGTACGCCTCTTCTAACTCTTCCTCCTTTGTGGCGACTTGTAATGACGAAGTACGCTTCATGGGACCCATAAGCGCCAAATCCGCCTTCCAAGGCTCATCTCCGTCCTCTAACACACGAATCGTCTTAATAAGTTCCGCATAACAGGGGTGCGCCACCTCTTTGCTTCTCTTTAACGGCTTGATAGGAACAATGGCACCGCAACGAAGATCTAAGGCAATAAAGTAATTATCACGCTTGCGCAAAGCGACCGGCAACAATCCAGGCAAAATTACATCTGCAGGCGTACACGATGTAGCGCCTGGCTTCATATACTTCTCTAGTACCTGTGTAATATCGGGCAGTGGCAGGCTCTCCTCACCATATGTGCTAGGGCAGGTTGGTAGAATAAGTCCGTCGTCCACACAGGGAATAAATACAGGTACATCCGCCTCGGTAGGAGAGATCACACCCACTAGGCGATTGCTACGATCACGCAACAATCGCGTAACCATATTGCTCGTATCCACTTCACCTGCGGCAACCAACTCCGTTAAACTTGGTATAGGAATTGTATCGTATATGGGTATCCATGGATGAACTGGTGCGACGGCACGGCTGCATCCCTTATCCACGGATATATAATCGTTTATGAACGATTTGAGGGCGGTCGCCACATTAGACGGAATTGCTGCCATCGTCGCCGCCGCGGGCTGTATCACACCGTACATTTTCTTATCTTTGTCCGTTTTGCCGTCGTATAAAATGAGCGGGTCGTAATTGCCGGTTACCTCGTCTTCTAGGATGAATAGGAAAGGCGGCGGCTGTTCACTATCATGTAAGGATACACCAAACTGCGGGCAGATGAGCGTTGGCGATTCGTTCTTATTTTTGGGAACGCGAATACGGACAAGAATAAATCCAGTTGCCGTAAAAAGTCCTGGTACTGTAAATAGTGATTCCCATAAGCGCAATTCCTTTGGCTCGCGAATATTTTGCACATACTCCTTAAAATTGTGCCACGCCGAGTAAAAACTTTTTGAATACATATTGCTGGGATTGATACCCATTTTCATACACCATTCTTGAATCTTACCTGTGGTTATGATATTCTCAGTCGAATATTTTGAAGTTGCAAATTCATGAATAAGGGTTCCATAATTTGCTTGTTCAAATGCGCGCGCCATTGTCGTTTCGTGTTTCATAAACCATTCTAATACACCAGTTTCTGTAGGAATTTGATGATTGTTACTATGAGTACGGAACTCCTCGGTTGCGTATTGTGCCCAACCAATCAAGGCAAGTAGACTCTTACCTGGCTCTCTTGGATTATGCCCAATACCATAACGTATAAATGCTGTTGCTGCACGGTGATCGTCACGATACGGTAATAAATGGGAATTTGTCTCCTGCTGCTCTACACCGCGATTTCTGGTTAGGAAATCGTCAGGTTTTTGCCCTAAAAACTTATTTACAGACTCAGGTGGAATAGCAATTGCTCCCTTCTCCAATTCAAACCAATCTAATTTAATTCGTCCTAATACATTTTGTGCGGGAATATACCAAGTTTGACCCGCGCGCTCCACTCTAGAGACCGACGAAAATGGACGGTCGCGATTGGCAATATCTTTTGCTGCCGGTACAGGTGCTGGCTCTTCAGTGTCTACTTCGACCACCTCGGTCTCCTCATCCTCTGGCATTTTTGCTCCCTCAGGCGGTGATGTCTTTTTTGGTTCAGTAAAACAGCATGGCAAACCATATTTTTCTGGATGAAACAATCCTCCCAAAAATCCCGAGTACTTTGCAACTTTACCTAAATCTGCCTGTTCGCCGCGCTTGAGAACTGTTTCGCCTATTGCCGGTCTTGCACGATTTTCAATCAGGCGTCCGTGACAGAATGAACACGAATTTGCCATTTTGGGTGTGCCGTCGTATCCCACCGTTCCTTCAAACTCGCCTTTAATCAGGGGTAGATCATCACGAACGCACCAAAACTCTGCACAAATATAATAATTAATATGTTGATTATCTGTACCCGTCTTGGTAACAATCCATAATGGCTTTTTTTCTTGTGCGACCATCAATTCTTTAATTCTTTTATTTTGTTCCTTGAGTTTCTCCTCTCCATCAGTTATACTTTTATTATCTTTGAGGCGAAATCCTTTCTCCAATGCAATAATTTCTAACTTGGCAACCTCCGTTTTGGATATACTCGGCATACCAGGAATGCGTGTGCGCTGTCCTGTCGTCTTACTTGCAACCGCGGCGGCTCGTTGAATCTCCCTATTCAATGGTGCCTCCAACCAGATGACTTTTGATTCAGTTGTGCCTGGAACCAAATATAATTGTTGCGCCCTACGATATGCCTCAGGGGATAGGACATTTGGCTGACGATTTTGTGCGAGCTGGCACTGGCGACTGTACGCTTTCAGTCTTGGATCGCCGGCATCGCTATATTGGAACAAGTCACGGTCACGGCTCTTCAAATTATCCAAATACCACTCCTTTGCAAGCGGTGGAATTACCTCATTTGGTGCTAATGCGGTTGGTACTGCTGCTGTTGCTGCTGTTGCTGCTGTTGCTGCTGCTGCTGTTGTTGCTGCTGCTGCTGTTGCTGTTGCTACTGCTGCCGGTTTTGTCTCCTCTTCTTCTTCTTCCTCCTCATCTTCATCACCAATGCCCAACATACCCTGAAATAATTGCTCATCAAATGCCGATTCCATTTCTTCAGGTACAGCCGGTGCCTCGGCTGCCGTTTCTTCAGGTTCCACCTCCGCAACCGCTGCTTTTTCTGCTACCGTTGTATCCACCTTGAGTGAATCTGCCGTCTGGGATACAAACAAAGTCATCAATGTCAACATGCGATCCAAATCTTTTGTTGTTTCGCAACCCGTAATCAAAATACGGTACCGCGGATGATCGTTGTAAATACGAATCGACGCACCAACATTATAGGCAGCAATCGTTGTATCCTCCTCCGCCGTCTGTGCCTGTTTTGCACTACACTTTGCATCACGAAGTGAGACTTCCTTAATGCGTAAATCGTCTCCTGATTCACTCTTATACGAGATTACATGTTCCGAGTGACGCTGTAGCCATTCATCTTCGGCTGCCGTCGCCTCTGCCGACGAAATACCAAACTCTTTTATGAGTGCCCTGACATATTCACCCGCCGGTACATCAGCGGTTGACTTTGAACTACGATTAAGATAGAGCGCTGTCAAATAATTCATAATAGGATTTCCCATTTTCACATAGTTGCTTACTCCTTTGTACCGTAGAGTAAGTGCGGCACCGTCCCCTTCTATTGGCGGATCAATTGATACCATAGGTGAAAACGGATCTACGCGATTTACGAGTTCCGTTTTTCCTGGCTTTCTTACATCAAGTGTGGTGTTCAGTTCGTATTCGGCAGTAAGTTCGCAGAGATTGGCAGCATTAAGAGTCGCCCATGGGGTATCCGCCAAAATAGTGCGAAACATTGCGTCCGCTTTTGTGATAACCGAAAGGGGCAGCGGTGCGCCGCGGCGGGGCGCGCCAATATACATTTCTGCACTGCCATCCTCGTAAATCCTGAGTGTCCAACATGTGCCCAATGGTGCTTTTTGGTCCACAATAGGTACTTTTACAAGAATCACCGCGCCCATATCGGTAGACGGCTTATCCGCCATGAGACTATCTAGGAGTTTTTCGTTGTGAATAAATGTCTTGCCGTCCTCGTTGGTCGCGATTTTTATAATAGATGGAATACGGTCTTTGGCGGGGAAAAACCGTAGGAACGGTTTTGTAGGGCTCGGCTTCATTTCATAGAATCTTAATTCTAGAAGCCCTGAGGTAAACGCCGGCGCTTTTGGTAGAATACATTTGAAAATATAGAGTTTTGTAAGTTGTGCGGGTTTGGCGCTCTGAACTGTGGCGGATCGTATCCCTGTATCCAACTTCTCTAGGCGTTTTTCTACATAACTACGGTACTCATTCAGCGTATCAAGTGCGTCTTTGGTCATTACGCCGCCGGTAGGCGGGGTTTTAATTTGCGGAAAAAACAGCCGTACAAATCCTTCAAAGACTGGCTCTGTAAGAGGGGCGTTTGGAGTAAGAAGAGATGCGAGTGTCCAAACATGGACTGTGGCGTTCGGTTCTACGGTGGATTCAATCGTTTTGCCGCTATAAATCGTAGGAAATACCGGCTTTTTTGCACCGTTTTCGTAGATTCGTGGATCTGGCTGTTCACGAATAGTATGCGGATCTGGCAGTCCTGCCGTCGCAAATGGCCAGGTAAACTCTAACGGTTTGTAGAGATTTGGCGCAATTTCTACAGCAATAAACAACTGATTCGGCGGTGTAGTTCCTATGGCAAGAGCAATACGCTGTTTGAGATTGAACAGAGTCTCAAATGGATAAATTTTACTGAACTTTGCTTGGTCCAGATTTACGGTACGGCTCTCATCCAAATGAGACAGTATCGTAAGTTTTAGCGGTTCCAGTGATGGTAACCGGGATGGTTTTAGTATCTCCATTGCTATTGTGGTTTGCGTTTTGAATTCTTTGGTACTAACTATTTCAATCCGTCGTCCACCGTCTCTTTGTATTTAGGAGAATCTGTGATATGAACACCACAGTATTCCACGGGATGCGCATTAAAATTTGTATACTGATAAATATCAATCGCCTCCGCCTGTTCCAACATCCACGCAAAATGATTCCAAAACTCTGGTGTATGTCCTATCGTACTCGTACCTACATGACTCATTTCATGTAGGGCTACAAAGAGGATGATATTCTCCTGTACAAGTTCCTCTTTCTCATTACGCTGGCGAAGGCACATTACCACTTTTTCACCCTTGTTTACCGAGTACGATGTATATTGTGCATCGGGTGTTGACTCACTAAACCGCTCTGCCGAACAGTCAAAGTTGTCAATCATCTGCTTCACAAACGGTTTCTCATAGTACTTTTGCTTAAGATATGTACGAAGTTTGAGAAGGCGACCGCGTACACGAGCAAGGCGGTCTGCCGCATCTTGCTTATCGGGAAGATTGCGTACAAGATACATATCATTGTCTACAGTTGATTTGGTAAGTGACATAGGATACTTTGAATCCCTCATAGAGAGTCCGGCGTAGCCCATACCGACTACGCCGACTAGGAAAGCCCACGGGAGGATGGAATCGTTCATATCCTTACTTTTAGTATATATGTTTTGTTATATTCCGGGTTATATTTTTTGCGGTAAAACTATATTATTAATAATATTAATATTTATAAATGGAACTATCATTTAGCACTAAAACGGATTCGGATAATAGTATAATTGACTCCTTTTTAGCCAATCACGAACAGAGAGATTTTTGTAATTCTTTTATAAATACAGCTATTCAAAATACAAAAGGTGAAGGAACAACGGGGCGATTTACAGATATCATATCGGATCCTAATAATTTGTATATTAATAGAGTCAACAATGCTGGCAAAATAGAAAATGATACTGTAATATTACATAACGGTATTAAAGTAACTCGTGATGGATATTATGGCGATTTCTCTGGCATACTTACTATTAATGGTGGATGCCATGAACCTGCTGAAGAACGCATGTTCCAGGAAGTGTTAAAATTTATCCCAGAGAATGGAACTATGATTGAATTAGGTTGTTATTGGGCATTTTATAGTATATGGTTTAATAAGACAATTAAGAATGCACAAAACTATTGTATTGAGCCAAGATCCGATGCACTAGAAGTAGGTATTCAAAATTGTAAATTAAACAATATTACAAATATAGATTTTACACAGGGATTTATAGGCAAAGATAATATTTCTCTTTCGCAATTTGTACAAGATAAACAAATAGATACAATTGATATTTTACATTCAGATATTCAAGGATTTGAAGTAGAAATGTTAAATGATATAGTCAATTTATTAAAAAATAAAAAAATTCGCTATCTCTTTATATCTACACATAGCGACGCCCTACATGCAAACTGTTTATCTATACTGAATGAATGTGATTATAGAATTATAGCAAGCGCCGATTTTGAAACGGAAACTTTTTGTTATGATGGTATTATTGTTGCCTGCCACAAAGATAATTTAGAGATACCATTTACAGCATTAGGAGTAAGAAAACATACTCCCTTAAGAAATTATCCCTTATATCCTTCACAAAATTGAGTCTTTTTTTTTTAAAAATATAAAATTGTATACAATGGAGTATACCATTTTATATGCGATGACACCCGATATGTTAATGGAAAAAGTTGGTGATCATATGAAACAAAACTGGCGTCCTAAGGGTGGTGTGGCAGTGGCTACGATTGCCGAGAAGGTAGACAATGAAGGCAAATATACAAATTCGGTCTCCTTCTTTCAGGCGATGTGGCGCGAAGGTGGTCCGCCAATTACGATTTCGTCATCGGCTTTGTATACATAAGTTTGAAAGAGATGAAATTATCAACTTTTTCAAATAAATATGTGGTAGGTATTTACGCAATCTCGAGCACACGGCGATTGACATCGGGCTCGATCGTGCTGTTGAGCCAAGGGCTCACCGACACCTGCGGATTCGGTGGCTCCGAGCGGAGATCCCAGCTGGCGTTGCGGAGAGACTGACCGACCGTGTTGACACCGATGAGCGCACCGGCGTTGAGGAAGTTCTTGCCCGCAATGTCACCGGCGCCCATAGGGTTCACCTGCGCCCACTTGGAGTTCGGGTCATTCGGCAGCAGCTCCTGCGGCGCAAGCTGGTTCTTGGGGTAGCAGTTAGAAGGTGTAGATGCTGCAGCGAACGGCATGGGGGACGGGGCATCCTGGAAGCCCTCCTTCACCGCCGGCGGGGTATCGGGGCTTACCGTCGTGCCTCTCGGCGTTGCATTCTGGGTGGCGTTCATGATACGGGCGAGGTCAACTGGTCCAGGGTTGGGGAAAGCATTGGCGGGCGTGCCCGTCATAGACTGAGGACCTGAAGTATTTACAACATTACCGGAATTCTCGAATCCCTCACGGTGGTGTTTACGCTTTAGGAGTCCGCCAAGGGTAGGATCCAATACAAATACTAGACCTAAGGCAACCAATACGGCTAGACCAACCAGGAGTGGTGTTCGTGACGACATCGTTTCTCTAATTCCCTTGTGTGTATTTTTTTTAGGGCTCGCTGTTTGTTGATTCGTTGTCATCGCTCAGCCAGTCGCTAAATTGGGACTCGTTGTCGGACACTTCATATTTATTGAAAAAGCTTGTCATCGCATCTAATGCCGCCTCTCGCGCATCTTCAGCAGTCCGGAAGAGGACCTTTACCTTTTCTTTCGCCGCCGCCTTCTCTTTTGCTATTAATGCCGGGCTGCGCAAAGTCAATGTATTTACATCCCCTTCGGCTGTACCCAAATCGCTCACCTCCTCAATCTCTTTTACAGGTGCCGGAGTAGCAGTTGCTTGCCAATCAAAATCAATAACATCCACCTTATCCTCCTTCACAAACTTTACAGCAAACTTTGGTGAAATGGTAGACCGGGTAATTAGAATACCAACTAACTCCAGATTAACGATACACTGGGTATAAGCGCCCTCCTTTACTGAAAAGTAGAACTCCCGTTCTGTATACTCGCTCCATCGTGGCTTATTGTCGGCATCATATATAACACCCCACTGCGGTGTAATGCGCTCCAGGGATTCATACGATGGTTTGTTCTTGAACAGCGATTCCGTCTTGGTTAGCTCCATAAGAACTGCCTTTTGTACTGTTGTAAACTTCGCCTGTACTGATGGGTCGGGAACTATTGTTAATTTGCTGTTCATTTGTAGGCGCACATCCAGGGAAATAGGAGTTGCCATTGGAACATAAAAGTATACGGTGTTACCTTCGGCGCGTCGTTCCGGGATGCCAAACATGTTGTCTGTTGAGAACTGCGATGTAGGTTGAAAAATAGTTCCGCACCCCATCTCAATGACGACGCCTCGGGATTCTGGAACACGCGACCGTTATATGGAAGCATCAAGCGATTTAGCGGAACATATAGGTGATAAAGTACTGGTTTTGTTACGATCGCCCGAAAATCAAGCACGAATTCAATCTATTCTTGATCCTATCATTAGTCATATTATTAATAGAATTTTCCCATATATACTATTATCCGCGATACTCTTTTTAATTTTATTTATTTTGACGATAGGAACATTTTATATGGTCATGAGAACCTCTGGAGGTGCAGTAGGGGTAACCACTGTCAAACTATCGGACTGAAACAGCGTACGAAACTCTGTATCGTCCATCTCCTTGAGTTCCTTTCCGCGCAACTCATCAAGATAGTCGGTTTCAGTGGAGATTACATCTTTACTCCCTTTGAGCCACAGTGACCACTTTAACCACTGCGTCTCATTCATGAGTCCATCCACCGTTTCGTGTCGTCCATTCAGTATCTCAAGTGCCTTATCGTAAATGGAGGTGTCTTTCACCTGAATGGACTGAAGAGTACGATGTAGCGTTCCCTTGTATTTGATGTTAAAGTAAGAGACCTTGTACGGTAGTGATTTCACCTTGCTGGTGTAATCACAACCCATAAGAACGCACATTTCAAGAAACTGTTGATAGACGAGACCTGCTTCGCCAATGATAGTATTCAAGTCGTACGAAGTCCAACCCTTGGTGTCACCAGGCACACCGGCAGTGTCTGGCACCAGCAGATTACTGACGCCGCGCGCCAACAGATCCATATCATTCGTCATCACAGCGTCCAACTCGCCACGGCGTGCTAGATATGCCAGAATATTGTCTGCCTCACCATTTGCGTTTAGAAAGATGACACCCGCTGCGTAAAGAAGCCGCTTCACTTCATCGCGCTCAGCCGTCGTCACATAGATAGATCCAATCGCCAGACTGTCAAACTCCTTCTCTACAGTCTCTCGCTGACCATTTGTCATAGTCGCCGTCTCCAAATCAGTCGCCAACTGCTTGCGCTTTTGGTCGTTCTTAAGACGCTCCTCGCGCCGCAGCCGAATCGTTTCCCGCTTCTCATCAGGCGGCTTACCGTCAAAGACCGGTATAGGAAGAATATTGTATTGTCTACATTTTGCAATTAGATGCGCAATGTACACAGTAGGAAGAATGTTATTCGCTTTTGCTTTATAAAGAAATCCAAGAATGTCGATGCCGACACGCTTGTGTTTGTAGGAAGACCAGTTGGGGGCGCGGATAGCCGCGGGCGCTGCCCAACGGATCCAGCCAGTTAAGCCACGGATGCCCATAGGAAGATAAGTAGTTTCGGTGTGTGAATTTGTCAATGCCCATAGGACCCTTCAATTTTTTCATTACATTGTACTCATTCTTAAGCTAATATCCTGTGGAGTTGTATGCTCTGCTTGTTGACGCAAACGGTTTAATTCAGGTGTTACAAGAGAACACATCACATATGAATGCTCCTCAGGTGTTTTCCCCTCTCCAAACGCCCATAAAAACTCAAAATGTGGCGCTAACGCTGCTTTCAACACATAATAGGCAAATACACTTGTATTCTCTTGCCATCCTCGCTTTGCTCGTGCCAATAATTGTATTGCCTGAAAATCCTGGTGTTTGCGTTGTGTCGCCCATGATGTGCCGTATACCGCACATATGAGCCACTCCGCATATAACTCGGTCCATGCTTCAAATAAATGCGGATTCAATTTATCGGTCTTCTTCAATTTCCAACATGATTTGGGGGTTGAATCTACTTTCCAATCCCAGTGCATTGCATGAATAAGTTCATGAATAAGCACACGCTCCCACTCCTCTTTGCGATAAATGACAATATTCGGCGTACCTACGGTAGTCCATCCGCCATTCACCTGCGTTTTCGTTGGCCACTGATTCACGCGAAGTTGTCGCGGATCATCACGATACCATAAATAAATCTTAAATCCTGTCGCCGCACCTAACCACCGAAGAATCATATCTACTGTCTCCGCAATACGATCTGCCGTTTGAGGCTCTGGAGTAATTAAAAATAAAGTACAACCGTGTTGGAGATGGTATTTGAATCCTTTGGTTCCTGGGTTTTCTAACAATGATAAAATAGTCTGTTGTTCCCATCCGCTATGAATCTGCTTTTTTGATTCGGCGAACTCTTGGGGGCTTAGTGGTAGTGGCGGGGTTTGGTGCCGCCTCGACGGCAGCGGGACCGACTTTAGGAGCCGCTGCGCCGACTCCACCGGCGGTGTCGGGCTTACTGAGCTCATTTTGTAATGGTGTCCCTTTTTTATGTTGTGCTGACGGCTTTATTGGTGTTGAATGTGTGCGTATTGTTTCAAAAAGGAAAAGAATTGCCGATTCCAATGATAGCGGCGTACGATACGAGGTATGCGGCTCCGCCGTCGTGAGTGACTTCATAGCGAGCCAGAAGACCTGGGGTTCTAACAGTTCATATTGGCGCTCAATGGCGGCGGCGGAACTGTCCACAATTTCTGGTCCCGTTTGACAGAAACTGAGTGCCTGATAGACGATTCCGCGCACCCACTGAATTGCTTGTAGATTTGGCGCCTTACCTGATCGTGCGGCGGTGATAAGTGTATATATCATTTCGTCGTAGAAATCCTGAATACGGCGCGGCCAGGCGGCGGCATTTGGGATACCGTTTGGCAGATACTTTTGAATCTCTTCCACGCGGTCAAGGCGTCCCTCACACTTCTCGTAGGCTGCGGGATTCGCAAAGGCGGGGGGAACGGTGGTTTGCCACGCCGTATACTGTAGACGGGGCATACGATAACGGACAAACGCGTCGTCTAATAGTGCAAGGGGACCGGTAATCTCACGGGCGGTAATCCAGAGCATACCGGCAGCATCGGGTGGTAAAACAAACTGTTGTAAAATTGCGCGAACCCTGATGGCGGCGGCTAAGGAGAGACTGTGCGCACGGCGCAGGACCACCAGTTTGCGATTCGACGATCTTAGACTATTGAGTACATCGCCGCTGGAGAAGAAACTTGTAAGTAGATCTCCTATAATCTGTTTGTCCTGCATAGACAAGTTTGGAATATCAATTTCAAAATGATAGGGGCTTGTAAAGACACGGGCTTCGTAATTATCACCTACGACAAAATTTCGCATTTCCAGCGGATAGGTAATCTTTCCATTGTTCTCTGCTTCAATAAGCCTGCGGAGTTCTTTGGTTTTGCCGGATCCCGCCGGACCGAGAAACAGAAAAGGAACATCCAATCGCTTCATGTTGTTATCAATATGAAGTGATGGGTTTAGACGGAGTATGCCTTTGGGATTGTTGGGTCGTAGACCCAACAATCTCATGGCAATACACCGTGCCAAGACGGAGTTGAGGGCGGTTAGGGTTGAGGGCGGTTGGGCTGGGGGTATTAATGACTGCCCGCTGCTAATGTATCTCGTAAATTGCTTATCGTGAGTGTAGATACACCCGCCGATATAAGCGCGCAGGGGAGAACCACAATCATAACTATAAATAATATAAACTGAATTAACTGCGACGGATTATGGCTAAAATGGAAAAGTGCCAGGGCATACGCAATCAATGAGGATACAAAACTGAACACAGTTACTAGCGCAAGCAACTTCGTATTTTGCGCAGAATCCTTCGGTATCAGTGTACCAAATACAATTCCAACAATAACAACCATCATGCCGCAGATGCCAAGGGCGACCATGTAAGGCCAGTTAAACGAAGACATTCTATTATATGTCCAGTTAGTTTATCGGCGTCTACCACCCACCTTTGCCACCGTCTTTGCAGCATCACCAAATGCCGTTGCAAATGTATCCCACTTTACACCGGTGCCGGGCGGAGTGGATATTACAGTCACAACGCCGCAGAGAATGAGTACGGATACAATTAACGGCACAAAGAACCGGCGAAAAAAGACATCTTTAATCACCGGTTCTCCGTGATGCTTACGCCTAGGCTTTGTACTACATGAAGCAGAGTTGTCCTCCATTTACATTGGTATCATCTTTTTCTAAATACAGTATAAGAGGACGGTAAGAATGTCTACATTTCAATGTAACCCTGCGTTACATCGCCGGGATGGACAGACCTGTCTTCCTAGTGCTGCTCTTGAACGTATGCGGGTTGCGTGGAACAAAACGCATCCCCGGAACAAAATTAGTGTACGACAGACACGCAAAAATCGTAAACAAGATGCCGGTACAGCGATATCCGGTACAACCGATACTCAACTCTGGAACCAATTACGAAATAGTATGAAAAACCATTACAAATGCGAAACCGAGTTCTGTGCCGTAAAGAAACTATCTGGATTATCCGAAGACGAAAAGAAAGATATGTCCAAATTCTTTCGTCCTGAAAAGCCTAAAAAATGGGATAAGAAACCGACCGACTGGTTGGATAGTTACAACATTGAAGATGTTATGAAACAATATGAGGATGCAAATCCTTCGTTTGATTTTATTGGTCCTGTGCCCATTGACTTTGACGATAAAGATAAAAACAACTGGGGAAAATGTATTGTGAACGAACTTTGTAAGCTGGACTTGAACGAATCGGCAAAGAAAGGAAAAACAAAGATTGGTATTATCTTTAACTTAGATCCTCATGATGAACCTGGCTCGCACTGGGTATGTGCCTTCATTGACTTAGAGAAAGGAAACGCATATTACTTTGATTCATATGGATACGAACCCCCCGATGAAATTACAAAACTCCTCAAACGCTGTAAAGACCAGGGCTGTAAGAATATTTACTACAACGACATTCGCCACCAGCGTAAGACATCCGAATGTGGTATGTATTGCTTATTTATGATTATTTGTCTACTTAACGGCAAGGACTTTGCTACACTATGTAAAAATGTCATCGACGATGATACTATAAATAGCTTTCGTGATGTAATTTTTGCCGAAGAGAAGCCTCGGCATGGAGCCTTAGAAAAGGCACTAAAAACCCTCTGTATCTAAAGCGGTCAATTCGTGCTTACGATATATATTGATAGTTTAGAAAGATGTCCGGACGACCCAGTGTTCCGCAACAGAACTTGTTTCTAAACAGAGAAAATTATAACAAGATCGTCGGTTTCCTACGCGGGCGCTATACGAAGAAAATGGGCGTTTCCGCTCTGCCCGAGAAAGTCGACGAAAAACTACAAAAGTACACCCAGCACTTTATGACCGAAGTTGCGCGTGTTCAGGGTGCCGATAAGCCACAGAATCTCTTAGCAACTGAAGTTGTACGCGAGACAGAGACATCCATGGATACCTGGCTACGCAAACAGCAGGCAGCGGCACCACCTACGACGACCACAATCGGCACATTTGCTCGTGGCGATGAGATGTCCCGTCTATTCCAGGATACTGGCACCCGTTATGATAATATGATGGCGGCGCGCGCACCAATTCCTATTCAGCAGATTGGTGGCGGTCTTCCCGATTTTCGTGCTCCTGAACCCGATGAAGATGAAGAAGATCCTGTTATTCTTATGCAGCGGGCACAGAAGCAGCGCGAAGATCAAGCCCGTGCCCTTGGTATCCCTGTTGCTCCGCCTGCCCCCTCGTTTCCTAACAGAAAGGTTGAGTCAGCTCAGTCTGGTGCTAGCTCCGTTTTACCGCCCCGTGTGGACATTCAGGATGAAGCGCCACCTTCGGCTACGCAGCCTATTCCGCCCCAGGCGGACCCGCCGCCCCCAGCACTTGCGCCTCGCCCTCAGGACTACATCATTCCGCAGGAGGATGTAGTCAAGTACCGTGAAACAGAGTACAATGTATTCATTACAAGTGCTGACCGTAACTGGATGGTTAACACCGCCGAGAATCGCTACAACTTCTCCGTAATTTTTAATACCGGTAATACGACAGGCGCGCTCGGCTACAATAGTGCCGTACAGCAACGCTTCCGGAATATTCAGCGTATCGAGTTTGTTAAGGCAATTGTACCAATTGAGGCACTCTCTGCTGTTGTGCGTGTTACAGATATTAGCGGATCATCTGCCGCGGGAAATGCCATTTACGATAGCAGCCGTGTTGTGAATATCTTTTCACTCCCTTTTGCCAGCGTTCGTATTGCAGAACTCAATAATAACCTATTTTCTACAAATCCTGAGGAGGACAATACATTTGCGATTGTCCAGTACGATACAACATGGTCCTCCGATTTATACATTCCTCAGTCGTATCTTACTTCTACCAATACGGGTGCCGTCAGCGGTTACAATGTGCCCGAAACAAAATCGGGTTACACAGGGTTTATTCCTAAATTCCTCAAGGCGCAACGCATTTACACGCCTACACCCCTTGCTACACTCAACAAGTTATCAATTCGCATGGAACGACACAATACAAATCTTATTAGCAACGATCCTGATGTCTTTGCCATTTCTCGCATTCAGTTGAGCGATCTTACGACCAATTTTGGTGGCAGTACTGTTGTAGATAAGACAAATTATTGGACAGCAACGACATCAACCTCCCGTAATCCTTACATATATATTCAAACCACAAACTATTTCCTATTCAGTGCTATCTCTGAGGGTGATACGATTAATATCCAAGGTTGCAGCGTCGCTCCTGTTTCAGGAAGCATCTCACAGACAACATGTACCGATTTTGCCAACTTTATAAATCAGTCTGCCGGTCAAACGGTAGTTGCCACAGGTTACATCGCAAACAACCGTATTTATCTTGGACGCAATGCCGCTGGTTACTGTAATGTCATCATAATACGCAGTCGCTTTGATAATCCTGCGACGACCGGTGGTACGACACGCACGAACTCGTATTTTGGCGGTGTAGTCACGCAAGAAGAAAATGCCTATCCTGTTACCGCATCGGGTCTCGCATGGGAACTCAATGTTGCGGGAACAACGCAGACAAATTGCGCACTCATTAATACCAGCCGCCAGACGAATTTCGTCCTACGCATCATCACGCGCGACTTTGACTCTACATCCAATATCCGCCCCGACAATGTCTAATCACTGGTCTGGGTTTTCCCGAACTCTACCGATATTATTTTGAAGTAATTCGGTAGAGGGATGCTTAGCACATTGATTGTTGTGCTGCTCGTGGTTATATTTATTATAACCTTTGTCGTACCACTTGCGAAACAAAAATCTGGCACAGAAGGATTTGCGACATTTTCTACCAATCCCTCCGTCCAGTCACAAATGTCAAACTATGCTGGGCAGCGGAACCGTATGATTGATTTTGGAAATCGTCAGTACAATCGGCTCGGCTCAAGTTTGGATCCCTTACTACCGTCGTTTGCCGTTGCGCCGACTGGTATTGATCTGGATCATAACATGAGCGAATCCGACTACTTACGAATTTTCAATAGGGAAACCGATGCCGCCAATAAGACAATTTTTAGTGCTTTAGCGAACCCAGACTTTATGCCCAGCGATTCATCCAGTACAAATCTGGGAGCCAAACCTATAAAAGCAACCGATAAACTACCTGCTGCCAATGATATTATTCTCCAAGCCCGTAAATGCGAAAGTAAACTGAACGGTCGCGATAGCTGCTCTATGTTAGATGATCCCAAGTACTCCAACTGTGGTGTATGTATTGATGCCGGTACCCAGTATGACGGCAGCAATGACGGCTCTTTTATTGGAGGATTGCTCTCTCTTTTACAAGATCGCGAAGATGCAAAGACGACTGGTTCTGGCGGTGCCCCCAGTTACTACCCATCGCTTGGCAAATGCCCGCCCGGTATGTTCTATGTAGACAGTTCTTCCTGTAAAAAGGCAGTCAACCAACTCAACTGCACTGAAATTGGTAATAGTGGCGGTTTTCAGGGTGGTAGAACACGCGAAGGCAAGACAATGCCGGCAGTTTCGTGTGCCCAAGCCCCCGCTGCCGGCACCAATACCTATGTATACCAGCCACCAAATAAGCCCTACACAGCAGTCCTTCGCTTTCTAACACCATTCGGTACTGGTATTACGAAGGTAGTTGTCACCCATAAAGCAACAGGGCGCACATATGCTGTAGATAACGGCGGTATCGCTGGACAGGAATTTATGCTTGAGATACCTGGTGTAGTTGAGGCGGATGATATTGATATCATGGTTGCCCAAGAGCAGCCGCATCGTCATAATGGTAAGGCGGAGGTCTTCTTCTATAAAGATAAGGGAACAAGTAAGTATACGCAGGCTGATGCTAAGAATATCTGCTCTCGTATTGGCACAACGCTGGCGAGCGCGGCACAGGTGAACGCTGCAACAAAGAAGGGACTCCAAGTTGGCATGTGCGGTTCGGTCAACGATACGGATAAGCCATATTTTGCGGTACAAAGCGGTACACG